TGCAATTAAATTAGCACGAAGTACACCCATTCCTATTATAGCATTTCTTAATTCATTACCAGTAGAATTTATACTTTCACCAGCACCTAAACTATTATTTATAACATTCTGTATTTTTGCTCTTGTACCATCATTTATACCTACAACTAATGTTGCTACATTATCATTGATATATCTCTCTAATTCTAATTCAAAATCACTTTCAAAATCTTTTACATTCTGTTCCCTGTTTAGCATTTCGTTTTTAAAAGCATTTGCAACTATTCTGTATTGTATTTTAAATATATTTATTAACTCATTAAATGAATTGTTTTGTCTTATTTCTAACATAATTGTTGAACCAAAGCTAAAATCTTCAGCTAATCCATTTCCCAAATTGTTAAAATAATTTTTTAATCTACCAGTAAACTGTTTGATATATGGTTCTCTTAATCTATTTTGTCTTGTCCATTCTCGTCTTTTTACATTCTTAAATATTTTAAGTTGTCTTGCATTATAAATCATTAATGTATTGTCGTGTTAATTGGTTTTAATATTTCAGCTACATCTAAATTTTGAGTTACATAAATATATGATGCTATGTTTACAGCTTCCATTTCATTTATTACAGGACCAACTCTAATGACTACTTCATGGTTGTCATCATCATCTTTTTCTATAAAAAGTCTTGATGTTAGTTCTTTTAATTTTGACACTTGTACTCCTATGTTGCGAGTGGATGTCCACTTGGTAATAAGTCTAGGTCAAATTTACCACTTCTAAATCTTCCTGTTCTAACAGCATATAAAAACGCATTTACTCTAGCATATGCCCATTGTTCTTCTGATCTTACACTTGGTCTTACACTTTGAGGGTTAGTTCTGTATGCACCTATACCTCTTTTAAATACAGCAGTAAGCATTCTTAAAGTAACTCTTTTACCTTTTTTATCACCATGCTTTTCATTATGTTTATCTACTTTGTTTTGTAATCCTTTTTTAACTGCAGCTGTAACTTGCTTTTCTTCTATTACACCTTCCTCTAGAAACTTACCTCTTTCTCTATCTAGTTGAGCTGATTTTTTCTTTGCCCATGTTTGACCAGCATCACCACCCCATAATGACCATGCTATTCTACCATTGGATGGATAACCTTTTTCACCAGGTCTAAAACCCTCTGCTCTTTTATCTACTTCGTGTCTAGCAAAAAAACTGTTCATTCTCCTAACTGTTCTTGGAGATAGTTTCGTTTTGTTTACTATCTGATTTGCTCTAGTTGCACCAATTATAGTACCACCTCTACCAAACTCTTTTCTCCACTCTAAACCTCTTTTAGCTTCTGTAACCATACCATCTGTTGGTACTGTATCAATATCGCTTTCAGCTTTTATGACTTCATCTAATTCTTCTTCGGTTCTTTCCATTTCGTTTTCAATTTGTACTTGTTCCTGTTCTTCTTGTTGTAGTTGTTGTTCTTCTTGTTCATCTTCCATTGGATTTGTATCAGGCTCGTCTTTTGGTGTTTCTTCATCACCTGCTATATTTAAAGGCATTAAGTTTGCTGGTACAAGTAAACTATCTGCACCCTCTAATGGTTCATAACCCATCTGTTCTCTAGCTTCGTTTCTCGTAAGAATACCATTTTGTACTCCTTGTGTAACAGATTCAAATACTCTTTTTCTTTGTTCTGCCATAGCTGGTATTGAGTCTATATTATATCTTAATTCTAAATCTTCACCAAATTGAGGTGATAACCATTCATTTAAATCTGATTGTACCCTGTCTAATAATGGAATGATTGTTTCATTATAAAGAGCAAGTTTAGCTTCTGCAAAATTAGAATAAGTTTGTGAATCAGGTATTCCAATAATCTGACTTGGTACACCATAAACCAATGCAATATCTTTTGCTGACATATGTTTTAATTGTGTGAAGTCCATATCTTTTGGTGATAGTCCCATTTCTTTCCAATCAAAATCACCCTCTAATAACATTGGTTTTCCAGCATTACCTGAACCTGAAAATCTTTGGTTTATATCATTTACTAATTGACTTCTTTGTACATCGCTTAATTGCATTTGTGCGCCTGTTTCATCTTTTGGTTTAAATACAACTGCACCACTTGGTCTTGCACCATTCTGTAATAAATTTACATTATGTTTGTTTGCCAGGTTATGTTGGTCAATATCAATACTTGCTGACATGATTGGTGACATTCCATAAAAATCATCTAATGGATTAAATAGTTTTATATGTTTGATTTTTGAGTTACCTGTTGCTTGGTCCACAGCATAACTTTCTACTGTTTGACCACCTATAATATATTCATAAGCCATCGGCATAGCTCTTGAACCTGCTTGTATCTTTATTCTATCTGGTCTTAAATTATATAATTCTGTAGGAGGTGTTCTATCTCCACCAACTGAAAGAACATAACTGTTTCCTGAAATTTGTAAGTAAGCATATAATGCTTGAAAAAATTCTACACTAGAACACATTGGACTAGGATTATAAAGTAAATCTAATAATGGGTGTTTATCTAATTCTTGATCGCCTCTAAATAAATTTAATTCTACTCTACTTGCACTATTTGCAATTTCATTGATACATCTATATACTATTGCGTTTTGTTGATAGCCTTCTTCTGCTAATTGGTCATATCTAGCTTTATATGTAACATCTGTTCCTAAACTATTGTAATAAATAACTGGAGCTTCTTTCTTTTCTGTTTCTTTTTTTTCTGTACCAAAAATATTTTTGATATTATCTATTATTGTTGCCATCTATGTAACTCTCCATAAAGGTTTCTTTGTTGTTTGTAAGTTATCATATAATGTAGATAAAACATCAACTTGGTCATCATGTAAATCACTTACTCCTGTAAAACTCATAATCTCCTGTAAGAACATATTAGTAAAACTTTTATTCTTCGGAATAAGTATTCTACCATCATTCCAGGCAGATGCAACAGGTTGTGCTCTTACAAACTTATCGTTTCTAGCAGGTCTTGATATTATATTCAAGTTATGTTCTTTTACCATAAAATCTACGATACCTTTTTCTGTACCTCCGATATAAGCATATATGGGTGATTCATAAGTTTCTTGATAACCTTTGATAACACTAGCAAAATGAGTAGCTTCTACTTGTCCTCTCCATACATCAAGAATATAAATTTTATCATCATATATTTTAGCAACACCAGCAACAGAAAAATCAGAATATGTTTTTGTAGAATAAGCAAAATCAACTGCAATAATTGTTTTACCTCCATCAGGTATTTCTTCATAAAATACTGGGTCTTTAAATACTTTTCCTCCTTTAATAAAGGGTTTTTGTTGATACATAGCTGACCACCAAAAATCACCTACTGCTCTTTTTCTTTCTTCTAATATCTTTTTAGAATACCTAGATTCCCATAATGCTTCACCTACTTCTCTACCCAATGGGTCCTGTGGTTCTGCTAATGCTGGTAGATTAACTACTTCCCATTTATCACCATCTAATTCTGCTTGTTTTAACAACCTACCTGCTAAATCATCTACATGCCACCTAGTCATAATAATTATAATAGAAGATTCAGGAGCTAATCTAGTTGTAGCGACTGATTGAAACCAATCCAATGTTTTATCACGATATACTGTACTCATAGCTTGTTCATTGTTTTTTACTGGATCATCAATAATAAATATATTTGCACCTCTACCTGTGATACCTCCACCAACACCAACACAATACATTGAACCACCTTGTTCTGTTTCCCAGTTACCCTGAACATTTATGTTTGGATTTCTTTTTACCCCATACATTTTAGGCACATATTCATCAAATACTTCTTTTGCTCTCCTACCCCATGATGTTGCAAATGATGTTTCATAACTTGCTAATATTAATTTGTTTGTAGGATGTGTTGCTAAATACCATGCAGGAAAATATTTTGATGTAAATTCTGACTTACCATGTTGAGGTGGCATATTAATTAATAATCTTTTTATTTTACCACTAGCAACTTGCAATAATTTAGAGTTTAAATACTGCAAATGTTTAGGAAACTGCCAAGTAAAATTACTTGTCATCATGGCAAATCCTCCTGGTTGGCTAGTTGCTATCTTTAATTTTTGATAATAATCTAGTTGCAAGGTCGGCTGATTCTTGGTCTTGTCCGATTCTTTTAATGAACTCATCTTCTATACTCGTTTGTTGTTCTGTGTTATCTTTTGTTATTTGACCTTTAGCAATTCTTTCTACTTCAGTAAGCATCTTAAATGGGTGAGCTATCTTTGATACAATAGCAACTAATTCAACATCTGACAATTGTGCAAAATCTAATTCTTTTTTTTCTTTTAATCTTTTCAACAGCTCTTGTGCTGGAGTTATAAGAGAATATGTCATTTGTAAGGCATGACTTCCTTGTCGTTTTCCCATTTCTTCTATTTCAGATTTCATAGCATTGTATCTTATCTGTGCTTGTTGTTTATCAAACTTATCTACTCTTGATACCCAACCATATCTAGATGATAGCTTTTCTATCTCTCTTACAGATACTTGGACTTCTTCTGCTACTTTCTTTAATGTTCGTTTATATCCCATGTTTTGATACACAAGATAGAACTCATATGATTTATTGGTTTCTTCTGTTTCTTTTTCTATCATAGAAATTATTAAAAGCTAATAACCGAACTCTTACCGAACTTCTACAATATGATATAAATTTATGCAATTAATAACTAGTCAATCAATAGTTGTGCTATTCAAATGTGCTATCTTCTT